TCAATGAATGATGCAATAATGTTCGATAGAACAGACTCGCAAGATATACATATTGTTAATATAGAAGAACATTCAGAAATGCAGGTCTTCAATGTATCAGGTGTAAAAGATAATCACAACTATTTTGTAAACGGAATGTTAGTACATAACATGGAACATGAGAAGAGGTAATAGATAGATGAATATTCAGTCGCCATATATCGCATCAAGTCAGAATCCGTTTACTTTTAGAGCGCCATTTACTTATCAGGCGAACTATACTGCTAACGCACAGCAACCTGTCACATACAGGTCACCGTTCACATATCAGGCGAACTATACTGCTAACGCACAGCAACCGAATACATACAGGTCACCGTTTACTTACAGAAACCCTGTAAGTGCTCAACAACCTGTGACATTCCAATCACCGTTCACATTCCAATCACCTTATATTGCGAATGCTCAAGAACCGAATATCAGGTCAGCACAAACTCCAAGAGGATATCGTGTGCCTGTTTCTGCTCAAGAACCTAATATTAGAAACGCACAACAACCTGCTGGTTATAGATTACCTGTTAATGGTCAAGAACCAAACATCAGAGCGGCACAACAACCTGCAATTTATGGACATCCAGTAAATGCACAAGAGCCTAATATTAGAAATGCTCAACAACCTGCAATTTATCAGAATCCAGTAAATGCACAGGAACCAAATATCAGAGCGGCACAACAACCTGCAATTTATCAGAATCCTGTAAATGCTCAAGAACCTAATATTAGAGATGCAAGACAACCATCGACTTATCAACATAGGTCGCCGTTTACATATCAACATAGAAGTCCATTTACTTACAGTCACAGGTCGCCATTTACATATAGGGACCCTGTAAGTTATAGAGTTCCATTTACATATCAACATAGAAGTCCATCTACATATCAAAACACAGGTCAGACTCCGTTTACTTATCAACACAGGTCTCCTTTCACATATGCAAGACAAGGACAAACACCGTTTACATATCAACATAGAAGTCCGTTTACATACGCAAGACAAGGACAAACACCAGTTATTAGGTGGGATAATACATTATCTCAACAATGGCCTGGTACTCCTGTGACATCATAAATATAGTTAACTAACTATATTTTTTTATTTTATTATGCAACAGATAGACCACGATATTATTCTAAAACTTTTTAGCGAAGACAATCCTGATTGGAAAGAAAATCATTTCTATAAACATATTGGTTCATTGAATCTCGGTGAAGATTGGGAACAAACTACAACATGGAAAAATGTTTCATGGTTGTATGAAAATAGATTACCCAAACTCAAAAAGGTGACATGGGGTGATATTTCAAAACTTCAAAAAGAAGGCAAACTTCAAGGTTGGAATCAACTTCAATCACAATCATTTGGTTATCATTATTTCTTACCTTTAGGTTGGACTGCTAAACCCGAATTCCCAGCACCTGGTAAATCAGGTATGGATTTTATAAACATCAATGGCGAATATGAAAATATTTGTAATCATGTAAATTGGGATGATGTAGATTATGAACCTGATGAAGCGAAGAAAGGTAATTTAGATTCTGTCTATTATCATGATGCAAAAGCACATTGGTTAGTAGATAGTATTAGAAGAGATGGTCTTTGGAATCCTATTCAAGGTGTTGTTAAATACTCCCCAAATAAATCTTTAGATTTGAATCCTATCAATCCTATGCCTGAGTATAAGTTATCTATACACCCAGGTTCTGTAAGGTCGCCTGTATTCGAATGTATGGACGATGATTCTTTAGAAATGTGGGTATGGGACGATTATGATTTATTCGATTGGATACCTGAATATTCTTTACATACATTACTAACTGATTTATCTAATCACCCAAAAATGGGTTTAAGAGATGCAGGTAAAAAGAATGTATCTTTTGGATATACTCATGGTTATATGGAGATATCTACAGAATTACAACAACTCACCTTTAGAGCAGATGTTTATGAATTCAATGAAAGAATTTCAAAAATGGCACAAGGTAAAAGAATCAACATTTATATTGGTTATGATTCTCGTCACAAAGAGATTGCAGAATTAAACGCATGGACAATGTTGAAAGGTATTCAATACGGTTTTGGTGGGGGTGATGTTCATGGTACAATGAAACATTGGATACCTGAAATCAAATTCTTAGACATATCAAAGATACCAGAATATACTAGAGAGTATGCACAACAATCAACAGAGTTTACATACAGTCGTTTCTTAATACCATACTTAGAAAACTACAAAGGGTTTAGTATTTTCTTAGATGATGATATACTTTTTACCAAGAGTATACTGCCAATGTTCTACTTCTTGAATCCAGATGATGCGATTGCTTGTATCAAATATGATTTTAAAGAACATAACGATACTAAATTCGATGGCGAAAAGAATGTAAACTATCCTAAAAAGTTATGGTCATCGTTAATGATATTTAACAATGGTCATGAAGACTGTAAGAAACTAACACCAGAAGTAGTTAATACACAAACAGGTAAGTATCTACATCAATTCGAATGGACAGATAAAATATCTGAAATTCCTCAACACTATATATTTACAGAAGGTTATGATACAGACGAATCAAGTTGGAGACCATCTGCTATACATTATACAAGAGGCGGTCCATGGATTGAAGGTATGGATTTAACCAACATTGATAAACTTGAAGACTATAATCGATTACATGGAAAGTGGTTGAATTATAAAAAAGAAAATGATATAATGGAGTGATTATGAATATGTTAATTTATTGTGAGAACGGAAATCTCACTATCAGAAAACCAAACGGACTTCAATACACATTTGAGAATACTGATAAACCTGAATTAGGGTTTCATTATGATGTATTAATCTATGATGATGTTGAATGTAAAATCATGGAATGGGATGATAGTAAACCATTCGAAGAACAGCAATCTATCGCATTGAATGAATCAGAAGTAGATGCTATTGAAACATATATTGAAAATTCAGTTCCACCCGAGCATGTTAATTTGAATCAACAATTTGCAAATGATTTGAATAATGTATGTCATGATTACATCAGACAAATGGCAGAAACTTATGGGTTTACAAATGAAGTAGATATCGCTGTTGCAGGTCGAGAGGGTTCAAATCACCCTTACAGGTCAGATGCAAGAAGAGTGATGGAATACTACGATGCAGTGTGGAATTGTTATGTGAATGTAGCAAATGAAATTAGAAGTACTAGAGAAGATACTCTCAGACAATACGAAGATTATCTAAATCAAATCCCACAACCAAATAGACCTCAGACTAACTAAGAATGAGAATTCTTATAATTGCTACCATAAGGTGTGGTGGACTTTATTTAAGTCGGCAATTATCAGAAACCTACAATTTAAGATTTTGGCACGAACCTAAGTTAGAAGCGATTTCTAGTACCTACTCCGGAAATTGTTGCGTAAAGATTTTGTCGTATGCTCCGTTTAATGACTTAGATAGTATCGTAGAGTATGCTAAAAAGTTTGATAAAGTTATCTTACTCGATAGAAGAGATAAAGAAGAACAACTAAGGTCTGTCTTTTCTTTGTATGAGTATGTACCAAACAGCGCTCATGATAGATATCATTGGGATGATTCTAAATTTGATAAAGAGAATCCTGTTAATACAAAACAATACTATATTGAATGGATAAATAAGTTTACCAAACAATTAAATGATATTGCAAAAGCGTTGAATGAAGATATCATCTATTATGAAGACTTATATTATGGTAAGGTTGATTTGAAAGGTTTAAAATTTATGCCAAATGTAGCAGAAAAATTAAGGCAAGATGAACTCATCATTGAGATGAGAGATAAACCTTTTCATATTAAAGAACTGCCTTTAGATAGAGTATATGTCTTTGATAACTATCTTGAACCTTCACTTTGGCAATTTATTGATAGTCACTTAACTCAGTCATCTACATGGGCAAAAACAAATCAAGTTAATTCAGACCATAAGACAGGTTTACCTCATCATAGTTTTTGGGGTACATCAATCTTTAGAGCAGATGAAAATGGTAAAGGATACTTAGATTTAGAAGCGGGTTGGAACGAATCGTCAGGTGCAATATTCAAATGGTTCAATAGAAAAATATGTACAGACTTTGGTTTTAAATGGAAAAGATTTCAGTACATGGGTACAAATAGTCAGACCCAAGGATTAGAAGGAACAACTCATGCAGACTGTTCACCTGATGATGAGTGGAATCTTTCTTTTTTATATTATTACAATAGTTATTGGAATAAAAATTGGGGTGGTGATTTAAGATTCTATGATAATGTTGAACAGAGAGGTCGTATTGGTCGTGACGAACATATCAAGAATCATCAAATCGGAAATGTAGAGTTTGTTCCGAATAGACTATTAATGTTTGATGGAAGAATACCACATGGTGCTGATGCACCAAATAGTAAAGCAAGATACATGGATAGAAGGTCTATTGTATTGAGAGGAGATGAAGTTCAACTTGTAGACGAGGAGGAAATGTTTAGTGCCAACGATAGATTTTACAACATTTAACGAAGACTCGTTAAGAGATTTCAAACCTGTACTCGCAAAGTCGTATGTTCCAGAATGGTGGAAATCAGCAAAAGTCTTTAACGCTGTTAGAGGTCGTCATATACAAACTATTCGTGCCTGTCCTGCTATGGACGATTGGTTAAAGTCAGGTTGGTATATACTTGCAAACAGAGATATGGAAGTCAACTTTGGCAGAGATAAAGAATCTACATTTACTAAGAATTCATTTACAAGTGACCCAAATTGGAATTATGATAAACATCATAGAGAAGGTAAAGATGAAGATGATAGAAACATATATCCACAATATCATTCACCTTCTCACCCAGCAGAACAGTTCTATCATTCATTTCAATATTTGCCAGATAAAGATGCACCTGTAAGAGATGCATTTAAGATGAGAAGTGCCTGGAATATCAAAACACCTCCAGGTTATTCTTGTTTGTATCTAGACCCTTTCTTATTTCAGAATGAACATTTTGCAGTATGGCAAGGTATCATAGATACAGATTCTTTTCAGACGAACTATGATAACTCTCAAATCATTTTTTATCCAAGACATGAGAAAGATTTTATCATACCAAAAGGAACACCCCTAGTTCAAATAGTGCCCTTTAGAAGAGAAAATTGGGTCGCAACATATCAATGTATGACCGAAGAAAGTTGGACAACGAGTTTATCAGAACATACGAATGAACAACCCTTTACAACGATGACTGAATGGGGTCGAACTAAATATGATGATAAGACTAGATTAGAAAAGAAAGCTTTAGGCCCTTATAGAAATGAGGGATATTGGCAAGAAAAAGGTAAAATGTTTAAAGAAGAAGGACCTCCACCCGAATGTCCTTTTCATGAGGTGAAAGATGATTAAACTAATGTTTCCTGCTTATGTTTTTGAGTGGGACTTTCTAGGTGACCAACAAACTGAATTAATGTCACCAGAATATTTTGAATTAATGAAAAACGAAATGGATGCTATGAGAAGGCGTGACCCCGAAGGTCGAAAAATATCAAACGCTTATTCTGGTTGGCAATCTAACGATGGTGTTGATACTAATCCTATCTTTCAAAAAATGATGAGGCAAATAAAAATTAAGGTTAGAGATGAGATTGGTCCTGTTCTAGGTATGAAAGATGTACGAGTAGATTTGCATAATGCATGGGCGAACATAAATGACCATACATCTTGGAACAAACCACACTTGCATAATGGTTGTATGTTTTCAGGCGCTCTCTATATTCATGCAGATGGTGATGAAGGTGATTTCATAGCAATAGATACAGATTACAAATTTGCTGGTAATATACCTAGAGAGCAATGTGTTATACAAGAACACGAAAGTTTCCAACCTAGAACAGGTAGATTGATTATGTTTCCTAGTGCTTTAATGCATATGGTTGAACCTAATCCAACTCACAAAGATAGATATAGTATTTCATTTAATTGTGATTTCGATGGTGCATCAAATCATGAGGAGAATCATAACAGAAATATCTACTTTGAAATGGCAGATGAACACGGAAATCTTAGAATCAAAGACTAGATATTCTAAATAGTAGTATGGAAAGTTTTACAGTAGACCCCCATATGTTATGGGATTTAATCATAACCCTTATAATCTTACCAGCAGGTTTTCTGGTTCGTTCTCTCTTGGCAGAACAAAGAAGACTTGATATCTTAGTCAATAAAACTAGAGAAGAAATCGCTAGAGATTATGTCACTAGACAATCTATGGAGTTAACTTTTGAGAGAATTATGGACTCAATAGAGAGAATTGACGAGAAACTAGATAGACTTCAAACTAAAACTTATTTCCAAGATTAAAATTTGCATAAATAGTTGTATATCATATTAAAATGGAATACAAACTATGGCAGCTCCAAACAGTAAAGACACTCTAAAAGAATACATCAAAAGAAAACTTGGTGCGCCTGTACTTGAAATCAATGTCGATGATGACCAATTTGATGATAGAATAGACGAGGCATTACAGTATTTTCACAATTACCATTACGATGGTACAGTCAAAATGTATCTGAAACATCAGATGACAAACACAAAAAAGACTGCTATGAAGAATGACGAAGACTTCGTTGAAAATTCGGCAGGAACACACGCTTATACAGACGAAGCATTCAAACAACAACAGAACTATATCGTTCTGCCTGAGTTTGTTATGTCTGTCCTAAACATATTCCCATTCAATGACAAACATAATCTTAACATGTTTGACCTTAGATATCAACTAAGACTGAATGATTTATATGACTTAACAGCAACTAATGTATTGTATTACGAACAAGTGCAACAACATATACAATTATTAGATAACATTCTAGTAGGAAGAACACCAATAAGATACAATCAGCACATGAATAGATTGTACTTAGATATGGATTTCGCTGCTGTAGAAGATAATGAATACTTAATTATAGAATGTTATAGAAAAGTAGACCCTAATGACTTTACAGATATCTACAATGATATGTGGTTGAAGAAATATGCAACTGCATTATGCAAGTATCAATGGGGTGAAAACTTATCTAAGTTCCAAGGTATCGCATTACCAGGTGGTGTGACATTAGACGGACAACAGATAAAACAAGAAGCGCAAGAAGAAATACAAAGACTTGAAGAAGAGTCAAGACTAAATCATGACATGTTGCCAATGGACATGATTGGATAAAGTGATATGCCAACAAATGTTTTTTTCAACCATGCAGTTTCTACAGAGCAACAACTATACGAAGATTTAGTTGTAGAATCTCTTAGAATCTACGGACACGAAGTATACTATCTCCCTAGAGAGATTGTAGAAGAAGATAGCATTCTAAATGAAGATGTGCAATCTCGTTTTGGTGATGCTTATCAGGTTGAAATGTACTTAGAGAATACAGAAGGTTTCGAAGGAGAAGGAGACCTTATGTCTAAGTTTGGTGTACAAGTAAGAGACCAGGCAACATTCATTATATCACTTAGAAGTTGGGAAAGATTCATATCATTAGATTCTAATCTTGCAACTTCATTCAGACCAAACGAAGGCGACTTGATATATTTTCCATTATCAGGTTCAATGTTTGAAATCAAATTTGTAGAACACGAAGACCCATTCTATCAAGTTGGTAAACTATTTGTGTTTAAACTTAGAACAGAATTATTCGAATACGGTCAAGAAGACTTCGATACAGGTATCGGTGATATTGACCTTATTGAAGACGAACAAGCATATACAATATCAATGACTATGACAAGTGGAAACGGCATAGACTATGTTGCTAATGAGAACATAACTTACAATAGTGCTGTAGTTGGTGAAGTAGTATCTTGGAATGATAGTAATGACAAACTTACTATCAAAGATAATACAACAACACTTGCAGTTGGCGATGTATTGACAGGTGTTGTATCGACAGCACAATTTACAATTAACTCTATCGATAGTGTATTAACATTCGAAAATGATGCAATGGCAGATAACTTAGAGTTTGAAAACAAAGATTCTGATTACTTAGACTTATCAGAAATTAATCCATTTGGTGAACCATAATGTTCGGTACATATTTTTACAACGAAACTATTAAGAGATGTGTATCAGTCTTTGGTACACTGTTTAATAATATACAATATAAAAGAGTTAAAGCAGACGGCACTATATTAACATCAGGTATCGTTCCTATCTCATATGGACCTGCACAAAAGTTCTTAGAGAGATTACAAGAAGAACCTGATTTAAACGATAATAATAGAAGTGCAATATCATTACCTCGTATGGCATTTGAGATTACAGGTTTTGAATACGATGCACAAAGACAACAAAACAAATTGATTCGTTCAGTTAAGAATCAATACGAATCAGATGGTAGTAGAGGGTTTCAATACGCACCTGCACCATACAATTTAAACTTTACACTATCAATCCTCACAAAGAATATGAATGAGGCATTGCAGATAGTCGAACAAATTTTACCTTATTTTCAACCTGAATATACAGTCACAATGAAAATTGTAGATACTATGCCTGACCATAGAGATGTACCTGTAGTTTTACAATCAGTTTCTATGTCAGACGATTACGAAGGTGGGTTTGAAGATAGAAGAATTATAGAATACACTTTGGATTTTCAAATGAAGACATACTTCTTTGGACCAATCTACACAGGTAATCTTATTAAGAATGTTGTTGAGAGAGATTATGTTTCTGCTGGAAACGGTGCATTCACATCAACACAAATTAATAATGCAGGTCTAGTAAAAGAAGTTAAACACTATGAACCTGCTTTTGATGCTCTTGCTAATGCAGTTGATAACTCTACAACAGTCACCTTTGATACTGCAATAAATAGTAAGATAAGCGAAGGAGATGAAGTATTTAACACAGGTGTGACACCTAATCCAACGATTAGTAGTATACCTGAGAATAGATTATCACTAACATTGAGTAGTGCGATAACTATACCTAATAATACTACACTTAAATTTGTTGGTTCAGTAGACCCAGGTGACAGTTTCGTAGTAGCAGAGAATGTCACTTTCTACCAAGATGAATCAGTATTCGACTACAGTGAAGAAGATAACAGTTAATTATGGCAAACG